ACCATTGGAGTATTTAACGGTGCTGTGTATGTGGTGGTAGTTGGGGGGGTTACTACATATGCGGCGGTAGCATTGCTTCCCAGTCCCGATTTGTCTTTCCACGTTGTAATCGGTGCATCGTTAGCAGCAGGAACCCCAGTAGCATTTGGATCAGCGGCATCTAACCACAGTGTACAACCAGGAACATAAAAAGAGGTGGAATTCATTGTATTTCCCATTCCCGACCGATCAGCCCATGACGTGAGTCCAGCAGTGCTAGATGAAATGGTTGTTGTCGCTTGGGCATCGAGCCATAGTGATAATCCTGAAAGACGAGTAGGATTAAACCTCTCTTGGACTAACGGTTTGGACATACCGTCTCTCTGTTATGTATCTCCCTCAAAATTTACAGTTTACATCGCATTCATAACCTTCTGGATCGAGACGACCGATACCCCCGAATGTGCGGAGAACTCTTTCAGAAACTTGCGCAGTTCCACCTTTGGCTTCCCATCTCCCAGAATCTTGGCCAGAACCCCAGCCACCATCACCTTCGGCGTATGTTCCAACTCCTCATCGGGAGACTTGAAGATATCGTTAATAGCATCGAGAATCAGGGTGCGCTGAGCCTCGCTGACCGACAATCCATTCATCATACGTTCGGCTAGAGAGAGTTGGGTCTTGAGAAGAGGATTCTCTTCCGCATGGATCCCAAACTGCTGAATAGCTTTTGAGAGGGAACGAGTGGACACATTGACAATCGCCGCAATTTCTTCGTGCGTTCGCGATACTCCCATACGACGACACGCTACAAAGAACACAGCACCCATCAAGGCGCGCCGTGTCTCTCCTCGCAGTTTCAAGGCATCTTCCTGACCCCGAAAGAGTGCACACGCTTCCTGTAGAATAGCCTTGGTGAATCCATGACGATACGAATACTGGTTTAGAATTTCTAGAGCCGACAGCCATGACCGTTCAGAATGGGAAGCGAGTGACCACGCCGATAAGCGCTGAATGTTCTTGAAAGTAGGAGAATTCACTTTCTTGTTCATCATCATTGAACCGTAGGAGGAGTCGGGAAGCAGCGAACTGATGGTCAACCCCACGCGGCTAGGGTCTTCGTGCCTATCGTCGGCGCCATAGTATCGCCATTCTGCGCCCTCATCAATTGTCTGCTCCATCACAGTTCCACAGCAAGTGCATACGCGCTGACCTTCTTCAATAATCAGTCGGCGCTCTTCGTGCTCGCACATTCTTGCCTACCTCATACCCCCACTCAAAGATGTCCGTTTTTACCGCTATCGCATCCTACTTTGCAGAAAATTCATAGCCGAGTCATCATACACAAACGGACGATAATCAGCACCTCCTGAAGAACGAGGAGGTGCACGAATTCGTGGCGCCTGGTCCTGTGGCTTGATCCACGAAATCACCAAGGATAAATTTGCTGCTACCCATACTTGGAAACCCTGTTCCAACAGAGCATCGCGAACATAATCTATGGCTTCACGATGGTCGTAGAGAGGATACCCAAACACAAAAGAGGGAACATCAAACACAAAATAGGGAGCCTGGGGGTTTTGAATAGCATAGAGTTTGAGTTGAGAAGATAAATTGGAAAGAACGGGGCGCATAGCTTGCATTTTGGCAGTTTTGCGTTCATCTTCCTGCTTCCACAGATCTTTTGCGCGAAGCATTTTCCTACTCGCAGAAAAGAAGACTCAATGAATAGCGATACCTTGGCTCTCAACGGGGGCGGAATGAGGGGAGCTCTGCAAATTGGTGCGCTCCAAGAACTTGCCGCCGAATCCCCCGAATCCCTCACTGACCGTTTTTCTGGGGGAATTTACGGGTATTCTATCGGCGCTCTTATTGGAACTCTAATTGCATTCGAGTTTGAAATTGGTGAATTTGGACCTCTGATTGAACTTCTGGGAAATATGCAGGATACGTTGAACCCCCTGCGTCTTCAAACTCTTTTAGCGTTCAGCGAGAAGCAGGGAGTTGATGATGGGACAAAAATCAGGGAAGCGCTAGAAGAAGCGTTTAAGACTCGAGGAATAGATCTTAAAACCTTGCGTATCGGAGATGCGGCCGTTCCCCTTCATATAGTAGCTTCGGATCTCACCGATCTCAAGACCGTTATTTTTGGTCAGTCAGTTCTGGTATGGGATGCTCTTCGCGCCTCTTTTTCGATACCCTATATTTTCACGCCGCACGCAATTGGCGGACACATGTTTGTCGATGGCGGTGTTCTATGCCAAAACATTATGAGCATTATTCCTGTGGCAAAACGTGGAAAGACCCTGTGTTTATTGAATGCTCAATCGAAGGACAGTGTTGTGAAACAATACCTTAGCACTATTCCCTTTGCCAAGACCATTAAGGAAACATATGATACACAAGACAAGTATCCTCAAAATACCTGTCTTCTGATCGAAGATGAATCCAAGATGTTTACAGTTTGGAAATCGGGGGAGATTGTGGAGCACTTACTTGCTGTTGGTCGACGGTGTTATGCGGACTTCAGGGCCAAGTGCCGAAACAAGGAACTGGCGTAGAACATCAGTCTTGGGCGGACCAAGATATTCGTAAGTGATCGATGTGGTCTGGAGTTTGTAAGTGGGGTATGAATCTACCTTATACTGCCCACACGTCTTCTTATCAGATTCGCAATTAATGTATTGGACATCGACCACCTTACCACCATACGTGTAATCGGCAATAAGAGTTTCAAGGCTCTTGACTTCAGGCTGGGCTTCTTGGGAGTAAGGACACCATTTTGTAAAAAAGAAGAGAAGATGAGCCTTGCCAGGATCTACGGCAACCGTTGTAGGGCTTTCCTGAAGAACCATGCGTGAAGCAGGAGGAAAGCCACGAACCAGCCAGTAAACACCCACAAACAGGACTAGAACGGCCAGGGTGAACCCACCAGCAATGAGTCCAGTTTTTAGGAACTCGTTATCACTCAAGCCAGCGCTCATTTGGGATAGAGAACAGACGTTATTTTTCGTTCAAGAGCATACCACTCGCGGTAGGCTTGGTGGACAGGGGTACCTGAAGCCAGTGTCCACATAATCATATGTGTCTGGCGCTCGGGTTCACCTGCTTTGGGGGAAACGGTATACCACTTACCGTTCAAGCGGAACATTCTTATATATTAGATCGCGTTGGCTGTAAAGGTTGTTTACAGACGGTTCTTGCGAAGTCTGTTTACAGACGGGCGGGAAATCCGACAAGATTAGCGCCAATGCCGAATCCAGCACCCGTGCGCGCGGACGAACCAACAGACGGGGCGTAGATGTCGAGGATGGCGAAGACAGCGAGCGCTGTGAGGGCAATGGTACCGATCTCATCGACACGGAGCTTCTTGCCAGGGAGCAGGTAGCACGCCACGGCAACGGCGAGGCCCTCCAGGGCATACTTGACGAGGCGCTTCACCAGGTCGGCAACATCGATTCCCATGGACGGGGCGGGGGCTTGTGTGGCGGCCATCTTGGTTTATACTTGATAAAGGAGAAATTTTCAATTAGTCGTCAGTGTAAGCAAAGAGGAACAGTGCAATCATACTCATACCAATTGCAACCCAACGCAGTCCCTTAATTGATTCCTTGAATACCATGACACCTGAGAATGTAACTAAGATATCTGATGTCAGGTTCCAAATGAGATTGGATACTGTCATGTTCTCGAACCGTGTAGCTTTGATGAAGAGGTAGGGCTGGACAGAATATACTAGGGTGGCGATAGTCAGACCAACGCTGTAAGAGACAGATCCCAAAGTCACAAACTTTGCAGTGAACATCATCACTACATCAATCGCAGCCATCACGAGGCCAAACACAATTGGAAGAACGGAAAAGCTTCCATACTTCCAGTTTGTCTTGGAAATAAAGACATCAAGTGCGTCTTTGTCCTTATTCATTATTATTCAGAGGGAATACATTACTTGCCGACAAGGCCGTATACCACCTTGTGAGTGTAGCACCATACAAGGGAGAAGACGACGGCGTGGGTGAGGGCGACTGTCGTCCGCGAGCCGCCAGGGGGCAGCGACACTAGCACGCCAGGTGTCAGGAGATAGAAGAGAACTGCAATATACACCATCATTCCCCACATTTGTTTGTTTGTTTGTTTGTTATACTGCGGGAAAAAAGAGTTTTAAGAAGGGTTGAGAATTAGTATAAATGAGCTCTGGACCCAAGAAGGTTGAACTACCTAAGATTGATGATGACGGTGTCGTAGACTACCTCGATGAGGATCCCGAGCTTCCCAACCAGCGTTACTGCATTGTATCCTTCATCTCTCCCGAGAAGGTCATTGAGCGCAAGCAGGACTTCTTTTTCAAGCATTTTATGCAGTGGACGGACTATGATTTCAAGGTCAAGGGTCTTGAGCACCTTGCCGACTACATTGCCAAGAAGTATTCGCTGAAGATCGATGATATCATGAAGGATATCCACGATTTTGAGAAGACCCACCGCGAAGAGATCAAGAAGTCTGATATCCCCGAGCAGTACCAGGTATTCCTGCTGAAGCACGAGAAGGAGGTGCAGGAGGCGTTCGATAAGGCCAACAACTTCCAGTGCAATATTCGTGGCGTTAAGGTACGTCGTGCATTCCCGTCATATGAGGAGGCGCAGCTGTGGTGCAAGGTTCTCCAGCGCAAGTACCCCAAGGATAACCTGATGATTGGTCGTATGGGTTGCTGGCTGCCGTGGGAGCCGTCTGAGCATCTCATGGAGAACGTGGAGTATGCAAACTCGCAATTGAATGAAATTATGCGGAAGTATAAGGAGAACGAGGCAAATCGCGAACTGTTCTTTGCGGAGGAGCGGGAGATGTCGATTAAGGCACAGAAGGAGGAGAATGCTAAGCGTCGTGCTGAGCAGAATCAGCTGCAGGATCTCGCAAAGCCCGTTCACCCGTCGGAGGGAGCCATGCGAGAGTAAGTGATTAAGTGCCACCCTTCTTGACCCATACGGATGGTCCCTTGCGATTGTTCAGAGCATCAGGATTATACTCATTTGCGGCTAACATTGTGGACATGAAGGGTCTGTTATCTACCCAGAGAGAATCGGCACACATATGAAACTGTGGATGATCACTAGCTTTATACCAGAACACTTGGTCTTCCAGTTTATTGGAGGAGGAGGAGTTACAGATCACGAGGCATTCATAGTTTTCGGTGCACTGGTCCATGAACTGACAGAACATTTCAAAGGTGGGAAACATTCCTGCATAATTCTCGTAAATACGTCGACGGTTTCCCAGAATATTCTCACGAAGAATAAAGACAAAATCAACGTTGGTGCGGAGATTGGGAGTAATACCGAGAGGATACTGCATCGTGATCATAGTTGCTAGATCTACATGACGACCGTTCATAAACACGTACCGCGTGGATTCCTCTTTGATCCATGTGGCGTCATATAAACAATCATCAAGAATTAGAAAAGCGCGGGGGTCAATTGTAGACCCATTTGTTTGATTACGTTGCTGTTTGAGTGCTAATTGACGACGAATCACGTTCATGATAATTTCAGGTTTGTACTTGTCATGAATGAGTTTGGATGGAACCATATCTTGGAAGAAGCGGTTGGCCACCTCTGTTCCTGAAATTACGGTTCCAATCGGAAATGCATCCTGATTATGAAAGAGAATATCACGCACCAAGAACGATTTTCCCGTATCTTTCTTTCCGATAATGACAATCATAGGTGATTTTCTGGAATCCATAGCACATCGTTCTTTAATGACTTCCATATTGAACTTTTTAATATTAAAGTTCATCTGTATCCAGTATTAGTATTTTCACACGAATAAATAATGGCAAAAACTACACACGCATACACAGTTCACGCGATCCAGTTATCGGCAGGAGATGCCGCACGAGTCACTGGAAACATTGCAATCTTTTCAGTCGTGTATACGCTTGCGGGAGCCCTGTTGTCGTATGTTCTCTACTACCTCTTTGACGTCTACGATGATAAAAACAAGGAGTGGGAAGAGAAGGGGCTGCCTTACCAGCTGTTTGATGTATCTGTGGAAGTTGCTGTAATCGGAATTGTAGCATTCTGGTTAGTGTATTTCATGAACATTTCTACTCCTATTATTCCTGTTCGCAAAGGTCTGGAAGATTTTGTGGATTCGTATACTGCAGGTCTTTTCTTCATGTTTGCCATCTTCATTTTCCTCGGGGATCTTACCAATAAACTCAAATATATCTTCGATACATTCTTGGGAACGCACTTTGATTTCCTGTTCCCCGCCGAGGGGTCTATTTTGGACGGAACGCTGCGGTATAGCAAGGAGCAAAAAGAGAGTAAGTAAACATAATCGGTTGAAATGCCTAAACCTGTGTCGGATCTACGGACAGCCAATAGTCCATTGGATGTCCATAAGTATTCGAATATTCAGGGGCTACAGGAACAGGCACAGAAACACTGGGGTCTTCGTCGTGTTCAGCCTTTCTTTCCTTCGATTGAAAAGTTGTTTAAGCTAGATGTTCGTCTACCCCATCATTACGGAATCAAGACATCCGTTCCTATTCAGACAATCACTAGTGAATCTTCGGTGTATGCAGGCGCTTCAGAAATACCTGTTCATCTAAAGAAGACCATGCTGTATTCTGCCTACCGTGTCATGCACGGAGAGTATGCTGGAACAGGCCTCCCAAACGTCGGAGAAGTTGCGACAGAACCCTTGCGTATCCAGTCTCCTTATAACGCAGGATACGTGGGATCACTTGCCTCCCTTGTTCTTTCTGAATCAGTGTGTGCCCACTTTCCTCGCGTTTATGGTGTTTTTTCAGGAGTTGCTGAGCGTCATGTTCTGGATATTTCTGATGATTACGAAGATCTGTGTGATCGCCCGTGGTTCTCGCAAAATATTGGGCACTTCTTTGAACTCCGTTTAAGGAAACCTGAAGTTCCAGTTCTCCAGTTTGCAGACTGTCCTTCCGAAGATATTGATGTGGGAGCCACCGAACTTGAACCGTTAATGAATCCTGCTACACCATATATTATCCCTGCAAACTATGATGCCGACGACGAAGGGCAGGGACATGAACACGAGGATTTAGGTGATACTGAAAGCACAGATGATTGTTCAACAGACTACATTTTCAATGTTCGGTCATGTTCTGACAGTGAGAATGATAGTGAGAACGAGAGCGAGAGTGAGTCCGACAAAGAGGATCACGAAATTGCAGATGGATTTTCTGAGCCAGAAGAGGAAGAGGAGTTTGCTCATGCCATCTTTAAGGATGCCCCAATACAGGTGACAGTTATGGAGAAATGTGAGGGAACAATGTATAAACTATTCAAGGAAAACCCTGAACTGCACAAACGGTGTGCGTGGTTGGCCCAAGTGATTTTTGCTCTAACGTTTGCTCAGCGCACATTTGGGTTCGTTCACAATGATCTTCATATTATGAATGTCATGTACGTCCCAACCGACAAGGAGTATTTCTACTATGGAGTAGGCTTGGGAGGAAAGATATATCGGGTTCCTACATACGGAAAACTTATTAAGATTATTGATTTTGATCGTGCGACATTTTCTGTGAAGTTGCCAAAAATGAAGGAGCCAAAATTCTTTATGTCTGACCAGTTTCATCAGGAGGAGGAAGCTGGGGGGCAGTATAATATTTCTCCATTCTACAACCCTAAGTATCCTGAAGTAAAGCCAAATCCATCATTTGATTTAGTTCGATTGGCGACCTCGATGTTCTTTGACTGTTTTCCACACGGTCCGTCGGAAGAATATAAGGGAAATCCGCTCTACACTATGCTGATGTCATGGCTGACCCTTCCCGATGGTCGCTCGATTCTGTTTAAGAATGCAGCAGAAGGTGATGTTTCAGAACGGTATCGTGGATTTCAACTGTATAAAGCTATTGCTCGGTATTGTCGGGATACAGCGGTTCCTCGGAAACAGGTAGAGAAGTTTGGTACTCCCTATCTCTTTGAGGGTAAACCGCCCACAGGCGAATCAATTCTATTTATTGAACCTTAAATCTTAGATTTTATATTCAATCCTTCTTGGCATGCTTCTTCTCGTCGCTGTGGTGCAGCTTCTTCTTCTCCAGCGTATCGTTAACTCCCTCACGGCCAAGGTAAGACTCGGCAATATGGCGAGTAAAGTGGAGGACAAGGGCAAAGAGGGCGGCGTGGACGGCAAGGGTTACCGTCTTGGATCCGCCAGGGGGTAGGCGGACGAGAACGCCAGGGACTAGGGCGTAGAATAGGGCGGCAGTGAACGCGAGCATGAACCAGTTCATTTATACCCTACACAGAAGTAGTTTTTTTGTAAATGGCTTTCCCACGAACTAAAAACTGGGTTTCCCAACGAACATATCCTGGACGGCCACTGAGGCTGTTGTGACCGTGGATGTAACCACGGCCTCAACATCCCCGCCGACCGCATATAGCAGTCCACCCGCACCCGCACCCGACAGAAGACCAACTTTGGCAGCATCGGCCCACTCTACAGGCTTCTTCTTGGTGTAACGCTCCACAATGTATACTAGAACCGCGGCGACCGCAACGACAACAATCATAATGAATAGATTCGTGTCGAGCATTCTCTATCTATTTGATACTTTCAAGTGGGTTTGTTTATACTTTTAGAACGAGCCCCTCGCCTTCTTCGGGAGTGAGATTTACCTCACCGTCATCCTCCTTCTTGTTGTTCTTCTTTTCGTCATCATCATCTATTACACCAAGGTCAAGTTCAAGTGTCTCATCTGAAAGCTTGAGCATAGGATGCTCATCATCAGTCTCATCATCTATATCCTCCTCGTCCTCCTCCTCCTCCTCCTCAAACGCAACGGCCTTCTTTTCGGGCTCAGGGGCAGGGGCAGGGGCAGGGGCGGGGGCGGGAGGAGAAACAACTGTTTCAGTAGGCTGAATCACATCCGCAGAAGGAACAGAGGCATCTTGGACGGAGAAATAAGTGTTCACAATCGACTGCCATGGAAGGAATGAGTCAAGAACAGTATCAAAGGCCGAATCAAGAATCTCTTCAATCTGCTTACGATTACGTGCCTGCTGTTCTGTTGGGACACCGATCGTGCGGAACAGATAAGCATGCTCCCAGCACCGCCGCGCAACCTCCTTGTAATACTCGTGCAGGAAGCGGGGTAAGGGAGGTCGCTCGAATTCGACTTCTACACTGTCCTGGGTAGACCGATACTGAATAGCCGCAAAAGCACGGAGGTAGGTCAGGAGAACTCCCGTCAGCAACTCCTCGAGATAGGAGCATTTGGATGCGGCCACAATACGTTTGACCTCAGTCTGGAGAACTTCATCTGTCCAGACGGGAATACGGGTGAGGAGATTCTGGAATGTCTTGAGTACCTGATCCATCTGGTCGTTCTTCTCGCAGATAGTCTTGGCATTCTCGTAGACTGACCAGATTCCCTCCGAAACATGGGGGAGAACCATGAGTGAAAAACGATTACGAATGTGGCGCTTGGCGAACTGGGCTTCGTCTTTTAGCGACATCTCTAGGTATTTGTATTGTTGTTCCAGATGTTTACGTATACAATGAACGCCAGTGCTCGGGCAGTGTGGTATTGAAATCAGCCAGAAGCGTCTCCACCTGCTTCTTTTCCAATTTCATGGGAAATTTCACTGGAATATAGAACTTGTATGCTTTGGCGGCTGCCTCGTCGGAAATGCGAATAAGGTTCACGCGAGAAACAACGGCTTCTACGACGCGAATGAGATTGCGCATACCTTCTTCACCGTTCGAGTACTCCTTGATAATGTACTCAGCCGCTTCTTCGTCTGCTGATAGATCTTCGCGAGAAATTCCTGCGTGCTTCAGGATATCGGGCCAGATATAGTTGGCAACAATGACCTTCTTCTCCTTATCGTTGTATCCTGGGACATTGATCACGCGCATACGATCTTTGAGAACAGGATGCACGCGCGACTCGTCGTTGAACGAGAATACAAAGAGGCACTGCGACAGATCAAAGTCAATGCCTGCAAAGTATCGGTCGTGATACTGTGAGTTCTGGGAACGATCAGTGAGGTGGATGAGCATAGAAGTAATCTCTTCGCCATGCGGGGTTCCTGATACCTTGTCCAGTTCATCAAAGTAGAGGACAGGATTCATACATCCAGACTGAATAATGGAATCGATGATACGGCCCCACATGGATCCTTCATACGTATAGGAATGACCAACATAGTGGGAGACATCAGAAGCACCGCCGAGGGAGAAGAACATGAACGGGCGCTGGAGAACGCCTGCAATACCGTTACGGGCGAATGAGGTCTTACCTACACCTGCTGAACCACGCATCGCAATGACATTACCAACAGATTCAGGATTTGAAATCCACTGGGCCAGAACTTGCATGATCTGTGTCTTGGCCGAAGTCATACCGTATGTTGCCTTCTCCATCTTCGCATGCGACTCATTTAAGAATGTCGAGCACTTGTCTACACCGTCCTTCATCGTTACAGGCAGGGAGATGTGCTTCCCAAAGGGAACACGCAGAATACCATCTACCCAATTCCTCAGTTTCTGGGCCTCACCACTATCAGAACCCATACGTGTTATCGCATCAATCTTACGAATAATCTCACTCTGAATCTTGGGGCTGGTATCCATCTCCAGAACCCTGAACTTATAGGGAACATCCGACTCATTAATCATCTTCGAGATGGTCAACATCTTCTTCGTCACGTCCTTGCGCATCTTCTTGGTGAGATCCTCGAAATATTCCCGCTCTTTACGCGAAAGTTTGAGAGGAATATCGTCCTCCTCCTTGTTTTTCTTCCGCTTCTTATCACCATCTTCATCCTCGTCTCCCTGAATGATGAGAATAGGCTGACGGCCTGCGCCCCTCGACATCAGACGACGACCAAGAATGTGCTGGATAAATGATGATGGAATCTCCTCGCTATCCTCATCAAATCCATCCTCATCATCATCATCCTCTTCGTCGTCCTCGTCGTCCTCGTCATCCTCATCCTCATAATCCTCTTGGTCCTCATCCTCATCCTCATTGACACGAGCATGAAGGTGAATCTTGACTGATACGGGCATATTTGTAGGAAGTGTGATTCCATGAATTTGGCGTGTAGATTCCTTGGTGGAGATAGTTGTATTATTCACATCTACCATCTTCTCGTCGTCTCCATTCGACTCGGACGTCGAGCCATCATCTTCCCCTTTATAGGTTGAATCATCTTCCGACTTGTAATCATCAAAGAGGGTATCGTCATCAACCCATCGAACATTATCGTTCTCCTTCTTCTTAGATTGTTGATGATTGCTGCGCAGATTATACTTCTTGTTTTTTGGAGAATTCTTATTATTGTCGGATGGGGACTGTGGTGGTGGCGCGGCCTCTCCGCTCTTCGTTCGACGACGCTGTGTAAGACGCTTAGTATCCGACATCTTACTTCTTGGTAGTAAAAAAGAACGTTCGCTTACAATCCATTTTGTCCGACATAATATAATGGATACGGACTTAATTCAAAAGGCTGAGGATCGTATAGCTTATGACGCGGCCAATGAACCTAGTATAAAGAAAATCCTTGAGACAGTTCGTGGATTTATTGAGAAGCATCGTGTTCTCTGCTACGGCGGAACTGCTATCAACAACCTGATTCCCAACAAAGCGGACAGGTTCTATGATCCAAACTACGATATTCCTGACTACGATTTTTACAGTGAGCAGCCCCAGCTTCATGCGATGGAACTTGCGGACATCTTTCATTCGCAGGGATTCAAGAGCATTGAAGTTAAACCTGGCACACATCTTCTAACGTTTAAAGTGTTTGTGGACTTTACGGGTGTGGCAGATATCACCTATCTTGATCCTGCAATTTTCAAGCGTCTGTGGAAAGAAGATATTGTGAAGGAAGGAATCCATTACGTATCTCCTAATTTTCTGCGGATGTCGATGTATCTTGAACTTTCCAGACCCCGAGGCGACGTATCTCGCTGGTCAAAAGTGTATGATCGCCTCATGCTTCTGAACA